GTCGTATCTTGTGTTTTAATTTGTAGTAAACTTTCTTCTGACGATTGTAGGAAGTCTTTATTAAGAGTTTTAAATACTGTGTCTAATTCATTTACTGATAAATCCCATAAATCTTCTACAGAAATCATACCTTTGAATGCAAAGCGATATTTGTTGCGTACAGCCATTTCGAATAAATTTGCAGTTGAGTTTGTCATAATAAATTACCATCCTTTTAGTTTTTAGTTTTTTTAAATGTCTTGTTAAATAATGTTAATTACTCGTTCTCCTAAGTCAGATAAATCAATTTCTTCATTATAGAAATCTTCTGTCTCATTGTAAATCTTTTGGAGTGTTTCAGCTTCTTTAATAAGAAACTGAAATTCATCTACTCCAATTGTAGTCATTCCATCTACTGCTGTCAAGCTTTTTTCACGTAATCTTTTAATCTGTTCTAAAGTCGTTTCTTGTGTCATTTTATACTCCTTAGAATTTCACTTTTACTACTCGTTCTGTAACTCCTGTTACCTTAACCAGTAGTTCGTTTCGTTGGGTAGATGAGAAGCCTAGACCAGATAGCTGATTGTCAGTATCTTGCACTCGCAGCTTGGAGCCCAATGCAGCAAAGACACGCTTGTGACTATTTAATTCTTCAATTAGGAATTCATTAAAGAATCCTGATGGAGATTCTGGGTTAGCACAATCTTTAAGCATAAACATGAAGTGCTTATTGCCTGTACCATTTCCTTCTTCCCAGTAGTTTGGAGATAATGCTACTACTGATACTGGAACAAATTGCTGTGTATTAACTCCCCAATTCTCAGTAGAAGAAGTAGTGCTTGGTAACATCTCCTTGATAGTAAATTTACCATTTTTATCAAGTGTCACTTCTGCAACTATGATATTTGCTCCTCGTTTTACTTCTTTATTGTAATCGAAGCTAAAGACTTGACCATTGAATTCAATTTCAGCACGGAAGCCACTAGTGCCACCACGGTGAGAGAAATTGTGAACAAAGAATTTATAAGTTCCTACTCGCATAGATTTAATATCTGTCCATGTAATATTTTCTACTGCAGACTTACTAGTAGGATTAATAATATCAACATCTAATTCTCCAGTGGTATTATATGAGCGTTTATTACCATAGTAAATTTCATTGCCGCCCGGTTCAATGCAGTGTGCATCTAAGTCATTTTTATCTTTTTCTACATCATTCCATTGAATAGAGAATCGTAACACTCCATCAACATTACCTCCAGCATTTTTAACATTAGCTTTCATGTCTGAATCTGTGATATTTCCTGAGTATGCCCAACTAAAATTATTATCCCATTTAAACATTGTTTTTGAATCTTTATTTACTGGTGCAATAAGTGAAACAAAATTCTGTTTATGTTTATTCTCTACAAACGCTTCAATAGACTGAGATTTTGGTAGAATATCTTTTAAGAATGTATCAATTGAAACTTCCTCAGTCTTAGAAAACTGTTTAGGATTAAGAGGGATATTGGCTGCCAATTGAGCAAATACATCTCCTCCATCTGGTATGCGACTTGCTGCATCTTTATTTGAGAATAGAATATCATTAATAGAAATATCTTCTAAAGTTGCAAATCGACGTTGTAAGGAATCTTGGAATCCTAATTCGTTAACTGTTTTTTGTGCATCTTCTAACATTTTCTTAGTATAAATTTCTTTTGGACGTTTATAATTGTGAGGAGCCACAATATTCTCATACTTCTTAACTGCTATATCTAAATCAACATCTTCCGAAATATCTGTTAGCAATGTCCCCATTGAATGATTACGGATTCGTGTAACTGCCCCTCCGTTATTCACTGATTGACTCCAAGCAAAAATGTCTTTTTCTTCTTCTGTAATTAATTTATCGTATTCTTTCTTTAATAGAAGGAATTGTTGTAATACCGATTTCCATTCTTCTCCTTTGTATAGAGACTGTTGTGCAATTAATTCTAATACTGTTAATACGCTTTCTTCTGTCAATTCTTCTAGAGAACGTTTAAATACATATTTAGCTGAACGGTAATTGTTTTTCACTGTAGCATCAGATGATGAAGTATAATTAATAAACTTTTTAGGCAATTTAATGTGTAAATGTTCCCAAGTTGTTACGGAATTATCTTCATTTAACTGACGAGTTTGTGGCATTCCAGCTTGAGAGAACCGTGGCTCTACTGAGAAAACATCTCCAATTGAAGCCTCTTTCACAAATTTAGATAAAGCTTCTACTACTGGTTGGTATGTTGAATCATTTGTTTGGATATCCCAAATTGTATGTTTCAATCCATCTTTAAGTACTACAATATTTCCTACTCGTTTAACAAATTGTTTACATGCATTGCAATCAAACTCTCGACGCTCTTTATAGATTTCATTAGTGCCTTCTGGGAAACTATCTAGATAAACGTCCCATAAATCATCTTTATTAACATCTACTTCAAATAATACGTCTTGTCCTTCTGTCATAGTTTCAAATTGTTTTGTTAATAACTCTCGTAATTGTGTAGTGTTCATAATATCAATCTCCCTTTTGATTAATTTTGTTTTACTGCTTAATATTATTATACATTGTTCATTGTTATTTGTCTAATGTTTTTTTTAATTAATTAAAAGAATTTATTAAGTCACGATTCCACTTATTTGCTGCAGCAACTTTTTCATACTCATCTTTGATTCTATCTTGATTATATTTAATAGACTGCTCTAGTGATGATTTTTTAATTTCAATATATTCTTTTGATTCTAGTTTCTCTGGCTTGTCATAAATGAGGCAATCGTAATTTATGCTTGCTTCTAGCTGACTAATGGCAAATGTCTTTAAATTTTCATGGTCTTCTGTAGGAGGAGCCCATTCTTTGACTTTATTTAAAATGGCTTCATAACGCTGTTTTAATTCCATCTTTTCTTTGACATTTTCTTCATATCCCTTTATCATGTTTGCATGTGATTCATCTAGTTGCTGTTGGATTTGCTCTAGATTTCGACTCTCAAGTTTCTTTAGAGCTTCTTGGTCTTCTTTAACTCTGTTCTCATAGAACTGTACATCAGCTTCATATTCAACAATCGGTGAGCCTAGTGGCATGTCTCTCATTCGATAATTAGCACCAAAGTTTTTGGCACAGGATAAAAGAAACTCCTCAAATTTTACCTCTTTTCCATCATAAATTTTATGTGTATAGCCTGTTGGCATAAAAACATCTCCCTTGTCTTTTATACTTTTATAATATCATATATAAATTAGATTACAAGCTATTATTTTCTATTTTTTGATAATGACACTGAAACAATGTCATCACCATCTAATGATAAATCAAACAGTAATTTTTCATCAGAGTCCAATATCGCACTAGTTTTATTAATAGATTCTAACTCACTTCTCAAAGCACTGCCATCATCTAAATCCAATTCCTGCTCTTTCCCATTTCTTTCAAAAATAAGAGTGTACTCAGTAGATTTTCCAACCATATGTGAGTCTACTTCAATAATTTCCACTTCTGTGATAATAGAACGCTCATTTAAATTATATCCACTATCACATGCTCCTAACAGTAGAGCAGATGAAGTCAAAGTCAACCATAGCAATAATTTTTTCATATAGAACTCCTTATTTTTTATTTTTAGATAAGGATACAAACTCAACTACATCCCCATCCACCATTAAATCATATTCTATTTTCTCACTGCTGCCTAGAATAGAGTTTGTCTTCTTAACATTGCTAACTTCTTTTTGAATATCGTAACCAACAGGATTGCTAATATCGAGCTGTTGCTTCTTGTCATCTTTAATAAATTCTATATAATATTGACTTCCTCTTCCAACGTTTCTTGTATCTACTTTTACGACTTCAACATTCGTTATTACAACTTTATCAGTCAAAACATACGGGTCGGCACATGCTCCCAACAGTAAAACGGAGAACAACGATAAAGATATCAATAATTTCTTCATACTACACTTCCTCAAGAAGAATAGTATAAAACTTATCAAACACGGGGTTTCCTACTGTTGCTTCAATTTTACTGTAATTGTCTCTATTGAAATTATCTATATTAATATCATATACACAGTCTCCCTCTCCAACAACCCATCCTCCTGAACCTACTAATGCTCGATGATTTTTTGCCATAGATGGATTATATAATTCCATTAGTAGAACATCAATACTCTCATCCAATATACCGGTTTGATGTGTTATGATACGTTGCTTGGTTAAGTCTTCATATTCAATAACTGTAACAAAAGTTCGTGGTGGAGCCAATGCAGTAATACTCCATTTGTCAGTTTTTTCTGTTTTTACTTGTGACATTAAAGAATGAAAACTACTCATGTCTTGTTGCATATTATTTCTCCTCCTATAATTGAATAGATTCTATGCTCACTACCTGATGATGTTCGTCAGTAATGATATTTTGTCCTACTTGATGTTCTAAAAATTTGATAATTAGCTTAAAATGACTGCCATCAAAAGGTTTGGCATCCGTAATTACTCCAATTATATCTTCTCCCCGTAATACAGGGAGACCAATATAATCATCGACAGTGCCTAATTTTTGCACAATAATATGAGCTGAATGAGCTTTCAGTGATTCTGTGTAATTACTCGTCATCTTCATTTTTATGAACCTCCATACCTTCACGAATAAGCACATCTCTACGGTCAAAATACCAAGCATGAATATTATTGTTTACTTTATAAGGGTAAATATCAGATAAGGTTTTAAATGGAATTTTTTCACCAATAATACTTGTTAAACCACTATCCAGCTTCACTAGTTCAGTAATTTTTAAGAGATAATTTTTGTAGCGAATAACTTGATTTTTAGATAATTTACCTTCAATTACAAACTCTGCAGTTTTACCACTATCTAAACCTAAAATGTAATTAGATTTAAGCTTATCTGCAATATTCTTTTCATTCCAAGATTCATATTGTGCCTTTAATGTTTCAATTTCTCGCTCCCCTAATTGTAGTACTTTATCTAGTTTGGCTTCTAGGATATTCTTATTATAACTGATTTTTTTAACTGTGTAAACCTCATTTGCTCCTTCAAATGTCACTCTGTCATTCTGGTGTAGTTTTTCTTCTTTATGCTGTGGAGCACTTAATGCATATGGAATACCATCAATATTTGTATGAAGGATGACATCTCCTGATAAAAATTTCACTTCCATTCCTAATTGTGGTTTTGCTAGTGGTGTTAATAAATTTTCATGTGTAATCATGGTCGATTTCTCCTTTGTTATGTGGGTTTTATTTATTTTCTTTGATTTCTTTGAATTGTGATACATCTGATAAGTCTAATGTTTCTAATTCTATTTTCTTGCCTCTGGTATCAATATCTACAATGTATGGATAATCAGACTCTCTATCATAGTCATAATATACATAGCAGCCTTGTGTTACATGTTCTCGTATCCATGCTTCAATGGAATCCCGTGCATCTCCTCCATAAGTTGGATAACGCTCACTAATGCTAAGTATTTGTGGTACTGATAATCTGAATTGTAATAGCATTTTCTACTCCCTCTCTATCCAATAAAAGATGATTTTTATCGGATACTGATGTCTATATGTTGTGTCAAAAATAACAAGATGCTGAACACAGACACAACATATAGTGGTACATTTTTAAAATCTAGATTCTACTGGGGCAATCAGTTCTAATCGGTCTGGTTTATAAGTATATATTGCATTTGCTGTTTTTGCAGAAACAACATCTTCTTTTACACTAGTTATTTCAACAAAAGTTCCTACTGCATGACCAAAATTGTAACTTAGTACTTTTACGATATCGCCAACTTTATATTCATTAACTTTACGACCAATATTGAGCCACTTTACTTCTTCTTTTGTTGCAATTTCATAATCGAAACGGTCATCAGTAAGAGGATGCCAACGTTTATCGTTATCTGCATCTAAAATATAAAGCTGTTCATTCTCATCTTCGAAAACTTCGTAATATCTATCGTTAGGTAACGAGCCAGAATAATTTTCTTTCCATTTTACAAAATCTCCAGCATGTAGAGGCTTTCTCTCTTTGCGGAATACTGCAAAAAATGATTCTATATAACTGCTTGGAGCACCATTAGTTGAAGTATCGCCTTCCCAACAAACCATATTCCTACTATTGCTTGCTATTTTATAAAAGTTACCTTTCACTCTATCTGTGCCATGCTGTGTTGCTAATAAAATATCTTCTATGCTTTCCACGGTTCCTTCAGCCTTTGAATATTTCACATTGTTGTATAATACTTTTGTAATCTCTCCATCTGTCATATCTAAAACTGTAACATCTAATTTAGCCATTTTACTATCTCCTTTTATTTATGTTTTGTGTTTCTATAAATATAGTATCATATGATAATTTTGATGTCAAACGTTTATTTAAATTTATTAATTAAACTTTGAAAATGTTTATCTACTATTTCTTGCGTGTCAGCAATAGTTGCATCTGCTGCATCTGCATATCCTTCTTGATATGCTTTTTCTAAAGCTTCTAAAACAATATTCTTCATTTCTAATCCCACTTCATTATCTCCTGATAGTGTTGCCACTACATCTCCTATTTTTCTTGCAATACTCTCCATGGTTTGGTAACTTTCGCTGCCTTTAGTATTCATAATTAATTCCTCCTAATAAAAAAGTGTATAACCAATAACAATTGGCTATACACACATTATATATCTATTAAATTAAGAAGTCAACAGTTTAGAAAAAAGATTTATATTTTAATTTTGCTGAATCTTTTGTGTCTGTAATTTCGAATTTATCAATGATAAACTGATATGAAGTCTTGCCCATGAACTCATTGATACCCATTGTGCCAATCACATTCATTGTCACCATTGTATTAGTTTCTACATATTGCTCAAAAATGGCATCAGCAGAGAATTGAGTATAGTCAACTCCATTGCTAGACATTTTAATCATACCACCACTTGATATTTTAATATTTTCAAAATCTATTTCCAATCCTTCTACAGCAAATACTGGTGCATCTATACCCTTTCCCCAATATTTTAAATATTTATCTACATTTTCTACCACTAATTTACTCATCTTATTAGCAGGAAGAATGAAATCTACTAATTCAATGCTCGAGTTTGGGTTAGACATATTAAACTCTAAGTGAGGTTTTAAGTTTTCTTCTAGCAATTCAATATTCTTGACATCTATAGATACACCTGCAGCATTCTCATGTCCTTTAATCCAATTAAACAATCCTGTCTTCTCTAGTAAAGTTTTTGTATCTAAAGAGAACGAATCATATCCACGTAGAGAGCCAAAACAAACCCCTTCTGAATTTTCTGTTGTGATAATCACTGGTCGTTTATAGTAATCTGTTAAAGAACCTGCAATAACACCAGTTAAGTTAGTATCAAATTTATCTTTCTTTTTTAAGACAACTATAATGACAGTATTATTCTGTTGATTCTGTTCAATTACTTTATCTTTAATTTTTCCAATCCATTTTTTCTTTGCCGTATTTTGACGAGAATGAGCATTCTTAGCCTGACGGATTGTACGAATCAAGAATTTTTCTGTTTTGTTAGCTTCTGTTCGAGCCTTGGGATTTTCATATATTTTATCTAAATTATGACCAACTAATGCTTCAAAGAACTCATATTTCTCTTCCATTTTACCAGCTCTTATCAAACCGTTGATTTTTGGAATTATACCAAAGGCAAAAGTAGTTGGATTGATTTTTTCCCACCGACCAATAAATTCAAACACCATTTGTTTAAGAACTTCGTTTTGTAAATTCTTAATGCCTTCATATACATAATATCTTGTTTCAGGCTCAGTCATGAGCATTTGGTCTGCCACGCAACCCAATGACACCAAATCTTTAAAATTATCTGCATCATTAAAACCAAATTCAAAATCTAGATTTCTCAATAATTGATATACCATTCCGACCCCTGAGAATTCTTTGTTAGTGTAATCTGGAGACAATTGACTGTTGACTACTAAAGCATTTAGTGAGCAGCCTTCATCTACGCTATGATGGTCAATCACACACACTAAAATATCATTTTCTCTTAATTCTTTATGGGCTAAAAAATCTCCTGATGCTCCATCTGGAGTAAATAAAATGTTCAATTCTTTATCAATAGCCCATTGTTTCGCATCCTCACTAATTCCATGTTCTTTGTTTGGATGAATGTAATAATGTAAATTAAACTGAGGAAAATTATCCTCTAAATATCGATAAAGAGCTGCTGCTGATGTGTAACCGTCTAACTCTCACCTATCCGCGTCCGAATCGACAATAATGCCAATTTCGGACGATTCGCGTTTACTAAAAATTTTAATTGCATTAACTACTTTGTCAAGACGTAGTAATTTAGAATAGTGAATAGTATCTTCTATAGACGGATTTTTAATTTTATTGGTATCTACCCCTCTATTATTGCACACTGTTTCTAATAAATCACAAGTAAAATAATTTGCCTTGGAAATTTGTTTATAATTCATTATTAGCTTCACTCTCTTTCATTTTATCATAGTCGTCTTTATACATCCATTTAAATCCTTTAACAGTTTTGCGTTTATTATTACAGCAACCTGATATTGTGCTACCACTAGTATTTACAAATCTCCCTGCTTCTGCTGAAGTCTCCCACTCTTTGATTATTGTGTTTTGCATGTCTAACTGTACTACTCTTCTTCCTCTGTTTGAGATTTTTGGCGGTATAAATATCTTTTCTCCGGATAAGTGTTTTTCATAGTCTTCTTTATACAGCCAAAACAATCCTCCTGCGATAGCTCGTTTGCCTTCACACACTGAAAAAATATTACCCTTACTAATTCCAGTTTTTCTTGAGGCGTCTATATTGCTATCATAATACACAGGATTCATATTTTTATCTAGACTTACTACTTTTCTTTTTCTATTCTCGCATCCACTATCATAGGTGGGGACAGATGAAATGATTTTATTTTCGTATCCTTTTTTTAAATATCTGCGAACAGTACTGTGAGCCATTTTTACAATACTCGCTATTTCTTTTACCGCTTTGTTCTGAACTTCCCACATTGCACATATATCTAACAATATACTTTTATCTGCGTCTACCCCAGCCTGCTTCCAATCTATGCTGTCAATATTAAATATTGTGCATAATTCGCTCTTTAATATTGATTTTTTAATAAAGTCTGGCTCTGATTTTCTACAGTCTACAATGATATAGGTGTCTATACCATTTTCTCTAGCAATTTTTTCTTTGAATTTATCGTTTTTCTGTATATTTTCTAGTGCTTCTCTTTTATTTTTCTTCCCTCTTGGTTCTTGGTAGTGTTGTTCGCCATGTGTTTCAATAATTATTTGCTTGTCGTTATAATTTACAAAGAAGTCATATCTTTTCTTTCCAGACCATTTAAAAACTTTTTCCCATGTAAAGTCAATATCTATTTGAGATAGTATGCTGTGCATAAACTTCTCTGGATAAGACTTCCCATCGCTACATCTTGGACAATGGAAACCGTTTTGATTCATATTATTAATACTTTTATCTTTAATAATAGTGCTACATAAATGGCATTTCCAGTCAACTTTTGTCATGCTGAATTGCCCATATCTATACCCGTCTTCAATATTTAATAATTTTTCTGCTAGTTCTTTATTTGTTGTTGTTAAATCATTAAACCCTTTTAAAACTTTTATTCCTGCACAATAAGGGCAACCATATCTATTTTTGAAACGCCCTTGAACACTGGCTTCCCATTCATGACCACACTTTCCCAACCACCAAGCTTTCATAGATGTTCCACAGGTTATATCATTTGCAGTTAGTTGATTATTTTTGATTGGATGCCACTCTTTTGCTAATTCTGTATCTTCTTTTGATAATACATCATATTTTCTTTTTCCCATATTCTATTCCTTTATATTAACATATTGTCTTTCTTTTATTAATTCCAGTAGAATATCCTCTCCAAAATCTGTTGGCGAGTCTTTGTAACCAATTCTATTACCAGAGTCAAAAATAATGCTTGCTGCACAGAACTGGTTGATTCTTCTTGCCATTCTAACAACTTTTTCTTTATATGCATCCCATTTATCATCTATTAAATCTTCATACTCTCTATCTAATGCAATCATTATTTCTTCTACATCTAAATCTAGCAGTAATTGTATTTGATAGTCTGATAAATTACTTCCCGATATTCCAACTCCTATATTTGGAACATTAGCCATACTATCAATCTGTAGCACTCCTTTTTCAGCTTCTACAATGATAGCTTTACGGTGTTTTTTTATTTCTTCCTTGTTCTGCCAATAGCCATATAGATTAGCATAGGTGGGATAAGAATACAGCACATCCTCTGTTTTTAATGGGACATATTTAAATCCTGCTTCTATATCCCATTCATTCAAGCTTCTTGTCTTTATACCAATTAATGAACCATCATCATGTTTCCGGTGAGGGATTATAACCTTATGTCTATGATAATCAAACATTATTTCATATTTATCCATAGATTCATGGTTTATCCCGTCGCTTAAAAAACTATCATGATGATGATTAGAGAACATATAGAAAATCTGTTCGCTATGTTTTGCCAACTCTGCTTCAGGAGGTTTTTTACGGTCAAACTTTTTAAGATAATCTAATTCTGAATTGCCTTTTTCATTATGACCAAATCCATCCGGTTTTTCATATCTAGATTGCTTTATTCCTAGTTTTAAACATATCCAACTGATAGCTTCTGGAAAGGTTAAGTCTATTCCTTTTAACTTATGGTTTCTCATAACTAAGCCAAAAATATTAAAATTCTCACCACATTTAGTATAACAATGGAAATAATAGCTCTCATGATAATAATACAATTTCATATTGCCATCAGATATATTATGGCAAATAGTATTGGTGATTAAATCTTCTTTTCGCGATTGATTACTAGATATATCTTGAATATGTTGTGCTCCCAACTCAGTTAGAAGCACCTTCATTTGTTCTATGGAAATACTTTCCATTAACTCCTTTGCATCCAATAGTAACACCTACCATAAACTTTCTTTTTTAGTATCTCCAAACGATGGCGTGTCCTCTTCAAACTGTGTCGGAAAAACTTCATCAATATTATCTTCTGTATATTCTCCGGAGTTTGGATTATATCCTACTTCTGCATAAGTTGACTCTAATTGTTGTTTCATATCTTCTTCTGTTTTTTGGTCAAATTTGGTATCCTTATACTCTTCTTTTTCAATATCAAGCTCATCGATTTTGTCTGTCAGGAAGTCTAATACTTCATCTGCTGTCATGTCTGGAACCTCAATACCGTCATCAAACAGGAATTGTTTACCCTTCATTTTTATTAGTTTGCCTTTGTAATCTGTTACAAAACAATCTGTCATTCGTAATGTACCCATATCGAAATGTACCCAAATACGAATAAGCAGCCATCTATTACCACGATTCTTATAGATATTTTTGGTGTGGGTAGGTTCTATTCCCATAGGTAATTTTACATCATTTTTAATACTATCCCAGAGCTTTTCATCTTTAGCTGTAAGTTTAATTTGAATTGCACCAACATCTAATTTATCTGCAATTGCCTTAGAGCCTGCTACAGCAGATTGGTCAAGGTTAATATTTCCATCATCTTTCCATTTGTCATTGAGCTGAGTTGCTGTGCCAATCCAGATATTATATTTATTACACATATTTTTTAAGTGTACAGATAGAATACGCAGCAATTGGTGTTCTTGTAATCCTTTTGCTCCACGCTTAGACATAGATTCAAACATTTTGATTGTTGTTTGCAGGTAGTCAAAGAATACATAACCTACATCATATTTACTCACGTATTTTTGGATTAAGTGAGATAAATCATCAGAATCAAAGTCAAATAAAATTTCTAAGTAGAAATGACTTTTACGTAGAATTTCTTTAGCAATAATTAATCGTGCATTTTCTTCTGGTGTTAGTTCCATATTGTCTACATCATCTTCATCAACATTGGCAATATAACATAATAAAGGCATTACAATTTCTTCTTCTTCTAATTCTGTAGAGATAAATAAGCCACGCTCTCGATTTCCGGTAAATATCCATTTGTCTTTCGTCTTATCATAAATAATAGGTATACATTGGTAAGCCATATCTGCCAAAGCTCCACGAGTTTTCCCTGAGCCTGTATTACCACTTTGACAATAGAATTTACGTCTACGTGCCCCACGAGTTGCAGTATTGTAGAACCCACTCTGGAAAGGAGCCCCTACATTTGGTTGTTGAAACGCTCGCTCCAAAATAGAGTCAACATTTTGAGCACTATGTCCACCAAAGCCATCAATATCTAATACGTAATTGTCTTTAATCATAGCAATTTTAGTATCAAAATGTCGCATAATTTGCTCTAAAGACATTTCATTAAACTTACGATTCTGCTCTGCTTCCTCATCTGCTTCTTTATATGCGATACTATAAATATCATCAATATTAATACCAATACCTACATAATCTCGTAGTAAAGCAAATTTTTTCATTCGGTCATAATGATATTCAAAGTTGCTTGGCTCTCCTCGTTCTAAGCATGCATTAATATAATCAATACCACATCCATCTGTAAACGTTTGATGTTGTGTAGGAACATTACTTAGATAGCCATCGATAGTTACATCTGATAATTCCAATACACCATTCTCTTTTAAATTATGAATTGCCGAGAATAGAATACGATGAAATTTTTCCGGAAAGTCTGTAGGGCGTATTGGATATTCTGATAGAATAGTTGGATTCTTTAGTAATGCTGCAAAAATATGAATATATGAAGTTTTATCTTGTAATTTATTTAATATTGCTTTTGACATGTGATTCCTCCTAAAATATTAATCTAATGAAACATTAAAATCTTTTATAAAATTCTCGAGCAGCGATTTAGAATAATAGTAAGCTGTTCCATCTTGAATACTATCTATAATATGTTTCCAGCGTTCTTTCTTTTCTTCTTCTGTTTCAAGAATCTCATAGCTATCTTGCACATATAAAATTTCAATAAGATTATCTATCGTTATATCTTCTAAAAACATATTTTCTTCTGCTAAATAGCCTCTCTCTAAACAAATTATATGATTTTTTATCAAATCAGACTTTTTGTAGTCAAACACTCCTAGTCTATCCTGAATTATATCATACTGTTCTCTAGTTAATTGTATTTTTTCCATTATAAATCCTCCATATTAATTAATTTTTTCACTCCACTGTTATGATTATTACGTTTAATTTTAATTACTTCTGGAGTATTGTCTATTTCTGCTCCAGAAAATGATTCTATTACAGCCTGAGCATTAACATAATACTCTCTTGTTTCATCATAAAACCATTCCACTATTTGAATACCACTTTCATCTATATCATAGAATGTTTTACCTTTGACATCCAATAAATAATGCAGTGTTAATTCAATGCCTTTGTACTTGTATTCCTTTTTATCTTTGAATCGCTTAATTTGAGCTACAATCATGTCTCTAGGATATTTTTTACTGAAGTCCACCCCTAAACGATTCTGAATTACTTCACACAATTCTTTGTAATGTTGTCCTTCTGTTGACACAACATCATAACAAGGCTTGTGATAATAGCCTTTACTATTCTTTTCATGCTCTAGTGTTTTGTCTACCCACTCATTACAATATTTACAACGTGGTGTTTTACCTCTTGCTGTAGCCATTGTTATCTCCTCCTTTATATTACTATTATATTGTGTATTTAAGAAAAGTCTAATACTTTTTAACAATTTATAAATAAAAAAGGAGTGCTATAAGCACCCCCATTTTTTACTTTATATCAGTTAGTAACTTTTTAAATAATTCAATATCTTTTCCATCTTTTAGGTTTGCTACTAATGTTAATACTTCATCAACAGTTTTTTCATTGAGCTCATTTAAAGTCAGTCCTAATGTTTCTGCAACTGCTTTTTTATATGACATTTTATTATTCCCCTTTTAATTCTACTAATTCATCAAATAATAATGAGATAGCTTCTTGTTGCATTGGTCGAGCTTCTGAAACTTTTTTATCTTTTCCAAGATATTTAGCCTGTAATTCTAGTAATCCTTCAATATCTGCATCTGGCACTGTAGCAAGCTCATTGAATAAATCAATAGTATTTTGTTTTAGTGTAGCAAAGTCTACCTCTGCGGAAGCGAATGTTTCTTGTTGCTCATCATAAGACACGGCAGACGTACCAGATTCTTTTTCTTCGAGTTCGATAGCTTTAATAATTGCTTGTTCTAAAGTTTCAGCAGTATATTCTGGAAGATAAGTGTCAATATGAGTGAAGCGAGAGCGTGCAAAGTAATGTTCTGTTTCTGCTAAATAACCACTAGAGTTAATAACTTTACCATTTTCATCCACACCATTAGAGTGTAAGTACATTACAATATCTGATTGGTCAATTACTGGCGAGATTGTACGAGCATCACCTTTGGGACGCATTTTACCTTGCTTGTCTTCTTGAGCGTGTGCAATAAATACTACAGTTAATCCAATACCAACAAGTCGGTCAACGGCTTCCCAAACTTCTGTTGCATATTCTGTCCATAAACCGAAACCATCATTGCCGTCTTTTAATCGGTTAACACCGTATTGATTACATACATAACGTGTTGCATATTTAGCAAAAGCATCAAGAGAGTCAATTACGATTGTATCATACATTTCACGAGATTTTTCTTTATTTTTAGCGAAAGCTTTTGAGTGTTTTACGAATTCAGCCCAACTGTTTACTGGTAAGAATTTAACACCAGAGATAGCTCCAAGACCTTTTTCCATTGGCATGAAGAATGCCTTACCCATTTTAGTAGCTTGTAATGTTTTACCTAAGTTATTGCCACCATACACAGTGATGATTTTACCTTCTAAACCTTTTGCTACTACTGATTCCTGTGGGTTAAAAATATCGAATGCTGCCATAAATGAATTCCACCTTTTTTATTTTATATTATTTTTGTTTGTCTTACAATACTATTATATTGTGTTTTTTAATTTAGTCTAAAACTTTTTCGTTTTCTTTATTGTTTTTCATTTCGCTTAATGAGATACCTTGAACCTGACCTTTAAAAACTTCTTTGCCTGTTTCTTTATCAAATAAAATAACCTCTGCTGTATCTAGTAACACTAAATCCTTTTCCATGTGACTCATCCTCCTAATTATCGAAAATATCCATGTCGGGATGGTTTGCGAATTCTTCATGCACATTATTAATAGTACATAAAGCTCGCTCTAGTGTATCAATGCCTCGTAGTGCTTTTTGGTAGTTTTGATATAGCCATTGCATCTCGCTAGGAGTCTGTCCCCAAACTGGCTCAGTAGACACTCCTCGCTGTTTGAATATCTCCAATAAAAGTTCTTTTTTATTGGATAGTTCTTGTTTTTTATTCTGCAACATGTCATGAATATTCTCGCTCATGCACGATTCTTGACGAACAATTCGTTGACGACGTAGATTGCTAGTGTGTTCTATATCATTTGTTACTTCATACTCATTCTTAACCTCTGCAGATGAATCAATTGCTACAGTAAACTCTGTTGACATATCACCCTCATTGTGCTTAACATTCGCTACTGCAATCTGACTAATATCTACACCCAGTAGATTAGCAATATCTTCTTTACCAATATGCAATTTTAAGAATTGTAGAGATTGTGGATTGTTTGTTGCTAATTGCTGTTTGGCGAATTTGCTAATTTCTTTAAGATACTCATCTAGATTAAATGATAGGCTTTCCATATTGACTTCTACTTTACCTAACTCTTCTTTTAAACTACGTTCATCTTTCGTATCAGGAAATGCTAAGAAATCTAATGCCTCTTTAAGTAATTGTTTACCCATTTTTTCTAATCCTGCGTTAAATTCATAATTGCTCATAATATCATTCTCCTTTTTATTTAGTAGAAAGGGGAGAATTAACTCCCCACTATTTTTTTTCTTAGAACATTGAACCTACACTTGGTTTTGCTCCACCATTGCCCGGTGCTTTATTATTCATACCCGGGAAACCATCTTTCTTGTTTCCTCCAGCATCGCGGTTTTCTGAATCAGTTTTCTTTTCTGCTAAGAATGTGTTACGTTTGGCTTGTAGTGCTTCGCGCTGCTCTTGAGAATATGTTTTAACATTTTCTTCTTCAAATACTTTACCACCGCGTACTTGTAATTCACGAGTATTGTTATAAGTCGTTTGTGGTTTAGCATCACCGAATCCCATTTCAACCATTGTTACAATCTTTTCAGAGAAGTTTACGATGTCGCCATATACGTTAACTGTTGCACCAATTTCAAAATTCTCTTCAATATAATCTGCGTATTCAGCAGGAGCAATAAATTCCATAAGAACTGGAGCTTGGTAAGCAGGGACGATTAATTCAATAAGAGTACGACCAGTTTCTCCATCTTCACCTTTGATTTCTAAACGTTTTTTATTCACAATAGCTTCAATATCAAATTTAGCTTGTGGCTCATAGGCTTCATCAGCTTTAAGACGGTTAAGGAAATTGCCTTTGATTTGTAAGTTAGATGATAATTTACCTTCACGGTAGTATTCATTCATACCCATCTCGCCATTAACTCGTAGTTTAGTAGATACTGCACCTTCTGGAGCTTTGCCTTCAGCAATCATTTTTACTGTAATCATTTCATCGTGTAAAGTTTTATATCCTGCGAAGATTCCGTTTTCTTTACCTGCGTTTGTAATTGAGCGAGAGAAAATAAATACTCGATGAGTTTCATTTTCACCTGTACGAAGATGTACAGTACCTTGAATTTGTTGCATTGGAACATCTTTAACTTTTACATCTTTGATTTCTAATTCGTGGTCATATACTTCACCGACTAGGAAAGCCTTGTTTAGTAATTCTGGGAATTGGTTAGCAGTAGTAGTTTGAGTTGTCATAATAAAAATCATCCTTTTCTGTTTGAGGTTTAGTTTTTTTTGTTTTATCTATATTGTAATTCTGTGTTACTAAAATGATTTAATTAATATATTGAGCCATTTTTTGGCGGTTCGCAGCCTTGTGGTCTATCTATAGTTTTACGTGGTGTTACTTTCTTTTCAGTTTGTTTCATAGAAGAGTAAATAGTTTGCAACTCTAAAATTAATTCTTGTACAGTTTCAGAAGAAATCTTAACTTCTTCTAATTCAGTATCTAAAATACTTCGTACTGTTAAAACATCATTTACTAGAATAGCTTCAACATGTTCTCCAGTAAAATTTACTACCGAATCAATCTTCATAGCTCATCATCCTTTTCTCTTTATAATGTTATAGCCTCGTTCTCAGCTATATTGTTATTATATTGTGTTTTTTAATTTAGTCTAAACTATTTTAAAATATTTTTTTATTTATTTTTGTCTTTGTAATACTCTGCTAAACTAGTAAATATAGCTGCTAAATCACGACAATCTTTTTCTGTTAAAGTCTCTGCAAAATATTCATCACACATTTCTCCTAAAACAAAATTGTCTGTTTTGGCATTAAAGAATAAGTCAAAAACACGCCCGTCTTTAAATTTATCTAATACATTAATATAATTTTCTTCAATAGAATCAATATGCTCTTTTGCATTTTTATTTACTGGAATATCATCGTGACTAATAAACATAGTTAATTATTCTCCTTTTCTCTCGAAATAATATTTACTCCTTGGGTTTTTCCAAGATGGTGGTTTAATTTCCTTAAATTTTTTCTGATTCATAATACCTGTTTTAATTACACGTAAAGCTTGTTTTTCATGTTCTTTTAAATTTGGATAATCCTTACCCATATCTAAAGCTTTAGCTATTTCAGACAGTATAAAGGCATCTGTAATATTATCACTAGGATGATAGAATCCCCATCGTCTTTTTACTGGTTCAACCATTACTTCCTTCTTGGCTTTCCCATTGCCACATGCAAACTTTTTAAGCCCTCCGGGAGATACTTCATAGTATTCAAATCCATTACGTACTAACCCCTCACGTATCATGTATCCTAATCCATACTGATATGATACTCCTTGTCCTGTAGAGCCATAACTAAAGTTCTCAATGCAAATATAATCTGTTTTTATATTTAATAAAGATAGAATAGTATCAGTGATATAAATCATACGCTCTGGGTCTTTATCTGTTGATGCAAATATATCATCTTCATAAATAGTATTTCCTTGCACATCTTGTATAAAGAATCCTGTTTTTGAGGAAGGGTCAATTCCTACATATCTTTTACTCAATCAATAATGACCTCCATGCCTTTAATTTTCTTAGTTGTCGGCTTCTTAGGCTTGTCTCCTAAGTCTATGGTAATGTTTTCTTTAAGATGTGAAATAACCTCTTCTTTTACTTTATTAATATGCTCAATAGCATAATCAATAATTTCTTTAAGATTTTCTGCCTGCTTAATTTCTTCTGCAGACATTCCTTCCATAAATTCTTTATCAACTAATCGTTTTCCTAAAACCTCTATATTACCAAAGTAAGACTGTCCACCATACGCATACTCATCAATAAGTGGTGCGCCTTTGCCTTTTCCTCCACGTTTTTGATATCGTTTAGTAAGAGTCAAGTTTTGCTTATCGAAGTGTAAACGGGTAGAATCTGTGAGCTGAATTTCATTTTCCAGTAATTCAGGTTGCTTCATTTAATCTCTCCTATTCTATTATATATCCCTTTAAGTATCAAGGGGAAACAAATCCCCTTATAGTTATTTAGCTTCTTCTTCTGTTGTAGTTGCAGCGTCTTTCTTGGCACGAGCCGCCTTTGTTGTAACAGTGTTATTTTCTGCATCCCATTTTTCAAATGCGGCAATTTTATCTAAGTCTTTTTGAACATCTGCAGAACGTTTGTCAATCACATCTAAATCTTTTTGTCGCTTATCTAATTGTTGTTGTGCAATATCTAGTGCTTTTTCTGCAGCTATGCGATTCAAACCTAGTGTTTCTTGCTCTTTAATTAATTGTTCTTTGATTGTTGTTGTAATCATTATGATTCCTCCAAATTTTAATAGTTTAATAGTTTAAGTCAGTTGTTGCATTCAGTAAGCATCACCTCCTTTCTACTACTCTATTATTATATTGTGTTTTTCAAATTAGTCTAAAGATGTTAAAAGTTTTTTTGCATAAACTAAGGTATGCCATAGCATTTCTTCTTTATCATCTATATAATCTAATCTATTAATTTCTACTAATTTTTCTTCAATCAAGTCTAATAGTGTTGACTTATTACCAGAGCTGGCTTGCAATGAACTGAATCCGCCCATGAACTCCATTTGATGGTCATTTATTAGTTGTTTTATCTCATCATTGTTGACATTTTCATCGACAAAGAATTTTCTACCCTTTTCAGTTCCCCTAAAATTATTCTCCTTATAAAATGTTATAATAGGAGCTTTGCCGAAGGTGTGGTTCGCATATTTAGTCATATTGTAAGCAGTTGTAGAGAATCCAGTAATAATCATAATATCTTCTTCCAAAGCTTTTTTAATAAGAGTGTGAGTTTTACCAAAACCTCGACCAGTCATACTATAAGAGTCTGCATAAGTAGCTAATAGTTTATGTTTCATCATGAAATCTACTGCAGCATCTATGTCATTATAATCGTTTGACTTAGTGATTTCACCTGTTTTAACATTAAAATTATATCCACGTTTTTTGAGTTTATTTTCAAATAATGTTACTAAATTAATTCCCATGCCAGAAGATTCAATAATCATATCTAGTTCATATTTATAATCTACCAATTTATTTAATAAAATATTAACCATATCATCCATATTATCCACTTTATGTTCTAAACGATTTACTTTGTTTTGTCGATTTGATATAATCTCAATAGTATTTACTACATATTTATCTTCGAATATACCTTTTACATGTACAATTAATTTACTTTTCATCTGAGGTAGTCTCCTTTTTTCGTAACATTTCTAATAGTTCTTTATGATGATTCATTCCTTCAATAAAACCTTGAGAATGGGCAATTTCTAATATTGTAAAAAACATATCCAGACTATTATCATTCTCGAAAAAACCTTTACTACCTAATAAATGCATAATATCTTTCAAATCTTCTGGTTCAGCGTTTAAAAACTGGTTGAGTTTAGTTTCAATCGCACCCATAATGCTTCACCCCTGTAATTAATTCTGGATTTTCAAATAATGCTAAAAACTCTTCTTTTGTTTTATCTTGTAACTCTTTTAAATTATTTGCAAAGAATACAATCAATTGCCCCTCAGATATAGGAGAATCATACATAGAAGTTAATTCTACTTCTACAGTAGTGCCATCAGAGAAATGAATTGTATATTCGATACCGTAACGCGACCAATAATCGCATGTTTCACATCCGGTTTCATGCACCTCATCTTCAACAATGTTAATTACTGACACATCTTTTAATTTAATTAGTTCTTCTTGCAGTTGCATATTACGTTCTTCTTTAATATCTTGAATAGTTTTCATAATATCTCTCCTCTATTTACTATTTCTTTTACATTATCATTATACAATGAAATAAAGAAAGAGTCTAAAAGACTCTTAAATTATTTTAACATTGCTTCCATTTCATCCAATTCAATTTCCAGCTTCCGTTCTTCTGACAGCTTAGATTCTAAAACTTTTTCCATCTGTTTAAGCTGTTTTTCTTCCTCTTTGACTGATAGCATACGAATCTTAAAGATTACATCATCCATCCACACATGGAGTGGATGTCCTTCTAATAAAAAGCTATCTGTAGTAATACTGTCTTCTAGCTTTTCAACTGCTACTAGAGATGTAACCATAGTTTGTAATTTAATTAATAATAAAGTTAACGCTTGCTTATTCAATGCATGTAAATTATATGTTTGGTCTTCCAGATGTAAAATTAAATTTGTCTTTGTTGGCTCAATAGAATTCTTCTTATTTTCTAAAGCTGTGCGTTTTTCTTCTACCTTCTTTTGTAATAGTTCAATGCGATTATCTACTGCTTTTGTCATATTATCTACCCCTTATACGGTTTCCCGTTTTCTAATTTTATTTTTAAAATACAAGGTTTATGATTCTCAAACACTTCTTCTAACGTCTCATAATATTCAAAATAGCCTTCCCATCGTGGTTCGCTATACCAGCGATTTGTTGTCCATTTATACATTCGTACTTTATACCAACCTTTATATTCTTCTTTCCATTTTTCTAGTTCTACAGATGTTTTATGCCAGTTTACTCCATCTGTGAAGTAGATTGTCTTGTAATCATACTCATCCCAGACTTTTTTACACATGCTAATAAATTCTTCTTGTGAATAGTCTTCATATGTTTCTGTAGAATAATCTGGCGGAGAAAAACTTGCTCTTTCCTCTAATTCCCCATAAAAATCTGCATAATCTGGATGACATTCTTCATCTTTTACTGTAATAAATTTAGCGAGAGATGTAGTTATATCAAAACGACTATAATCTCCCACTATACGGAAATAATAATGTTTAGTCTTATGCTTGTAATATTTGTACTCTGTCTCTTTATTTTTCATCTCAATCTTATTTTCATCACCATAGTCATATTTATAATAAGGAAACTTACCCATATAAACATATTCTGCTCCAGATTTGTCTACATATGTCGCCCCAACTTTAATAGTTTTTGCACCTAGTTTAAAATTAGAGTTCAATAAATCTGTATATTCTTTAATATCTTTATAATCAGGAGAGTCTACTGGAAGCAAAATTAGATTTTTCCCGTCCCATGCGTATACGAATTTGCCTTCTAGTCCTTTGCCTTTTGTGGATGTGCAGTTCTCCAGAATATATAATAGATTTTCTACTGTAATTTCAAACTCAAAATCTCTTTCAGAATCATATACTCGCACATAGGCACTGCGATGCTCTCCCCAATAACCAGAATAGTCTCCTACTTTTTTATTTAACACAAAACCTTCTGTTGGTTCATTTTCAAAAATATCATTCCCTAAGTTTTGCTCTCGCCAACTATTCCAACTTGTTTCTTTACGCAGCTTTCCTTTTTCATCAAAGTAAATAATGTAAGCCAATTTACCAGTGTAAGTTCCACTGCGCTTTTGATAACCCACATTAATCTGTTTAGGCATATATAATAATGATTTCATAACATTCCTCCTACAATTTTAGTGTTACTGAAACAACTTTCCCTTCTTCTAAATCAAGAGTATAATTAATTTTGTCTCCTTCCTCTACCATTTGGTCTACTGTAATTATACTTTTTGCAGAAAATATATATGATTGTCCTTCATGACTATCATCTAAACGTCCCAATCTTTTTTTTGGATTATACCACACTACTGTGCCCTCGCCAGTTTTAGTTGTTTCTTCTGCTTCTTCCTTTTCTGACTTACAAAAGACTTCACGAACCCACCCTTTGCCTTGTGATTCTAAACTATTAAATGCCTCAACAATAGTTTGTCTTGAATCAAAAATTAAATAGTATTCATGTTCAAACGGATTATAACTTTCTGAAATTCCCACTACTCGCGGTGTAGTTGTAACAGTATCTTTTCCGTCAAAATATGAAATCATTAAATCTGTGTCATCTGGAAGTGTAGAATTGTTTACAAAATCTCGTAAATCTTTTAAAGTCAATGTTTGATATTTTACCATAAATAATCTCTCCCTTATTCTGTTTCCAGTGTCATAACTTGATTTGGATGTACTTTATAAATCTTAACTCCATTTGTTTCACAATGAATTTGTGTAAGAACAGTATCTTCAACCTCAATTACAGCAATCTCAGAAGCTTCCACCAATGGTTTGTCTTCCGCAAAGAAATATAAGCCACTATTGTATAAATCAATTGAAACTTTGCATGAAAATAACTTAACCACTACAATTCCTCCTTATAAGAAACATATTCTCTATAGAGCCATTCTTTTGTATGGGCGTGCTGTACTATTTCTATATAATAAAATCCATAATGTTTTACTAAAAATGCTGCAATATCTTCTTCTGTGGCATCCATATCATGTTCATCTATTGCTTTATTAACCATTGATGCAAATTCTTTTTCTGTGAAATGATTATCATGATAAATACTTTGTTCGGTATAATCTACGTAAACACCAGTAGAAACAATATATTTTTTTACCATAACAAAACTCTCCTATTCTATCGATTTGCTCGTTTTGATATTTTTAATCGACGATTTAATTCATCATATCGTTTTTTATTTACATAAGACATTGAGGATTCCATTTGACCAACATAAATAACTGTATCAACTGAAACAACTATTTTCAAATTGCCATAATAATAAATATAATAGATATTGCCATTATCTTTAATTACTGTTTCACCTTTTTTAGCTAGCAAGATATTTCTAGTTAACTTTTTGCGACATGTCTCATAAGAAAGACTTTTGTTACCTTTCGTAACATTTCTATAACTATGATAAGCTAAAGGTGTAATTTTTAATAATACTAATCCATTAATTTTAACTTCTTTGCAACAGTTTTCATTTTTCATTATCGTCGTACCGCCTTTCTGAATCTCCAATCGATTTTCTTCATTTTGTTTTCTCGCTTGCATGCTTTATCCATACCAGTATTTAATTCTCTTGGATTATAATCAATCTTAGAATCTAAGCGATTTAATAATCTTTTTACAATCTCACATTGTTTTTGGAAACTTGTTTCTGGTTCTTTATCTCCATTAATACAGTTTACAATATTTAAATTATCTGTTTTTACTGATATGCTTTTAATTCCCATTTTCTGAGCTTCTAACAAAGCACATTCAATTGAATATAACTCTGCCATTTGGATATCACTAATCAGTGTGCTAAATGTTTTATATCTGAAATATTGAGAATCTCGTTTCCCAATATGCTTACCACTTTTATGAACTGCAGTGGCTCTACCGATTTTATATCCATGAGATGATTTTCCATTTACCACACTGGCATCTGTTTTAATGATAAATTTTTTATAGCCTTTCTTTGGTACTTTCATCATATTCTTTTTGCATGATTGTTTTATTGCGGTATTCATTTTGTTCATCTCCTTAATGTTTATATTAACATTATACATTACTATTTTTAAAAAGTCTAGCATAATGTTAATATTTTTAAGGATTTTTTTCTATTAGAACATGCTGCCATGAGGGTCGTATAATTCATAGCTCTCAGACTTAATCACAAAATGGTCAGATGAATGCTCTCCACCAAATTTTTCATTTAGTATATCGACAATGACAAGAGCATAATTAAGACTTACATTTTCACATACTAGAGTGTCTCCAATATGGTCTCGATTAAAATTATCTACACAAACAATTTTCATAATATCTCTCCTTTAACGTTTATGACTATAACGGTAGCAATAGTTTTGTTTAACATTTAACACACCTTTGATTTGGTATAGTTCTTTAGGACTCTCATGTGTACCAAAAAAGATTAGATTTAAAACACGGGAGCTATATGTTATTTCACCATGTTTCTTTAACTCTTCTAATGTATCTTTGTTCTCATAGCAGATAGTATATTGTTTCATCGACTCACGTCCTTTGGCTTAATATTATCTAATGAATCCATCAATCCATCTGTTATTTCTTTTTCTCGTTGTTCTCTATTTTTATGGAAAATAATAGTGTCTACTCTTTCTTTAGTTCTGCAAGTAATATTGTCTATGATTCGTTCTAAATCTTCCTTAATGGTAATCAGACGTTTCTTTTTCCAAAATAAAAATCCTGTTGTTTCTACTCTGTAAAGTGCAATATTCTCATACGGAATTCTGGAGTCGTAGGATAGCATATGAAGTATATAATCATGGTCATTAAATGTCTTACTTGAGACACATTTATCTTCATGAAAAATAGCATATTTAGTGTTAATTTGTCCAGAATAAACTTTTCCGTCTAATGTTACACTCTTAACAGACTCTTCTTTATATTCTCCATAGATATTAATCTTATAGCCTTGGTGTTGAAAAGACTTTAATAACTTCATTATATCATCCTCCTATTTAATATAAACTCTTATCTGTGGTTCATGTTCGAACTTACATATTTCTTGTCCGTCGAAAACGAAATAATAGTCATAAGATACTTCTTCGTAAAAAGTTAATTGACTATTTCCTGCACTAATCTCTTTATATTTTAGCTCACATTGAATAGATATCTTATCCCATAGACTAGACTTCTTTAAAGAGCGAGCTGGGTAATTTTTATAAATATTTTTACGAATATAGTCAAGAATAATAGTTTCTGTCTGTTTATCTACTTCTGTTTTTATAATTTTAATCATTATTGGAATCCTCCTATTGGTTGGTTTTCTACATATTTATGGACATCAATAAATGCATCTGTTAAGAGCTTTAGATTTTCTTGATGCTTTCTTTGCAGCTCACTTTGAAGCGATTCAAAGTTTGCAATCCACTCTTCCATTTCTGCATAAGAAATATAGTGCTCGTTTTGCATAATTCCTTTTAAATCGATATCTGGCATTATATTTTCTAATTCTTTCAATTGATGAAATAATTCTTCTCGTGTTTTAACCATATTAATTATCCTCCATTATTCTATTTCCAAAATACATAATAAAATACCCTCCAGCAACAGGAATGAATTTCTCTAATGTAAAATCTCCTATAGGAATCCATAAGACAAACCATCCAACCATAAAAATCATTAGTCCTAAAAATATGTTTTTCATATTAATGCCCCCTATAGAATTCCTTGGTTCTTCCTGTACGGTACATTATTGTTTATATGCCATTTAATTACATCTTCTTCTGTATTGCAACCAGTTTTTAAATTGGCAATATAAATGTCATAAGTCTTTCCATCTTTATAGCAATATTTTTCTACTCGATATCCTAACTCTTCCATTAGACTGACGCTGTTTTCTAAGAATAGAACATGAGAATTATATTCCTTGTCACCATGACTGCAGCAGCATCCAACAGTTTGCACACCTTTTTTATTAAGCTCATATATCTCTTTTGCTATACATGCATCTATTGCTACATGTCTATTTTCTTTTTGTGTATAATTAACTTCTACCAGCAAATAGTTTCCATATAAACACATATCAATCTCCTACTTTTCTTTTCGAATTTGATAGCCTAATACTGCACCATATTCATCTTTATCTTTATTCCATGCTCGATAAAATCCGTCAGGAATATCCATATCTAACTCTTCTTTAATCAACAGCTCATCTCCATCCTCCCAATGATAACACCCTAAATAGTCTCCATTCACATAAACTACATCATTCATTTTATATTTTTCGAATTCCATATTAATCTCTCCTTATTTTTTCTTCTTAAACGGTTCCACAAACTGCCAATAAAACCACTCTTTTATTGGATGATACTTGTCTTTCGCAACGTGGAAAATCAAAGCTACTAAGCCTAAAATCGCTAACCACACAAACGCTGCCACGCTCTCATCTAACCAGTTTGAGAGAAATACTACTGGAAGAGCAAAAGAAACATACATCAGCCCAATAGCCACTGAAGCCATTAGTCCAGAAACCACTAGAACAGCTACAATAATAGAGATTGTTCTCAGCACTCTTAACAAAAATTCTGGGATTCCTAAACATATCATTTTCATACCCGATAAAATTTTCATTTCATTCTATGCCTCCCTAGATTGTGTTATGTTGATTCATTAATTTTTGTAGAATTACATCACCAATGTTCTTACTCATATAATCCAACTGTGCATTATCCAAGTGATTAATTCTAAAGCCGTATAAATATAGGCTATCAACATTATAAATTTCTAATAATTCTTCATTGTGACCCTCACTATAATCTTCCGCCAATATTAACAAATCTACTAATTTATCCATTTCTAATTCATATAAGTAATCGAACATTTCAGACCTCCGTTAGTTCTTCTGGTTTTTTCTTTGCAAAATCGTATTTTATTAGTTCATGGTATTCATCATCATATTGGACATTATATATAGAACCTTTTACTAGTAAATCTTTATCCTTTATATATCCTCTTAGAATATATTCATTTCCATCATATTCAAAAATTAAATCCACTGTTGTTTCATAACGACCTCGTGTCTGCTCATTTTGATATCCTTTATATTCAGCTCCTTGTAAAGTAGGATATTTGGCTTCCTCACATCCTACTAAGAAAATAGATAGGATTAAGAATAGTAGCATGAAATTACGTTTATTCATTTTTATTCTCCTTTCTTAACTCCTGTACAGTCTACCTCGTCTTTATTTAATTGTAATGGAGACGTAGATGTTGTTCTAGCCTGACTCCCTTTTGAAGACTCAGTAATATATAAATATTTACATCCGTTTGTTGTATCGGTAATAATTCGAATGTCGCTCTCAATACCTGTAAATCTTTCTTGTGGTTTTTCTGGATTTACTTGAGCTTCTGTTATAGTTTGTCCTGTGGAACATCCAGTCATAAATAATAATGATAATGTAGCAGTTCCTGCTAATAATGTCTTTTTCATTTTACCAATTCTCCTTTACTATCTCTAATGTCTTAGGATTAATCCTTGTAATCAGTCTACCTTTTTTACGAGATTTTGTCAAGCAATCATATGTTCCACCTTTTTCTTTTTCATTCCATCCAGCAATACAATATTTTCCCCTAGCTACCATGTATGAATTTCTACTAGGCAAAACCCACTTCTCATAATATCCATCATATACATATTCTATTTCGTCTGCTTCTTCATAAACTCTCATCCATTCAAGGATTTGTTCTGGACAATGTTCTTTCCAAGCCTCCCACTGACCTTTACATGGAATTGCTAGAATTAATTTAATATGAGGGTATAAATCTCTACGCAATCCAATAATTACTTTACCCATCCATAAATCATACCCAATAGCCATTCCAGAATAAAATCTAGTGACTCCATGGTTTTCTATTAAATCAATGATAACATCTCTAGATATTTTAATCAAGTCAAAATTGTCTTGTGGGTCAAAACCATTTAAATCTTGTGGTCTATGTCCTGTGAAATATGCTGTCTCATTTAGCATCTTTCTTTATCTCCTTTTTCAGCAGAATAATTGAACCAATTGTCATTTCCCATAAATTAATAATACCAGTAGTTATAATTACTGCTATTGATATAAATAATAAAGAATATGGTAATGCTTGTAGAAAACTAGAAGAAAAGAAGCCTATAGTTCCAATAATTGCAAAAGTCCCACACAATAATATTAATAGTGATAATGCTACGATATGAATATTCTTTTTCATATTAATCTCTCCTTACACTAAGTTGTGTTCTAATGTGTATGATTGAAAATTCTTCTTAAATACTCGTAAATAATAGTTTAATAGTTTTTTACAGATTCCTGTGTCTTCAACTAAATCTCTCTGTTTCATATCTCCAATTAAGATAGGAACAATATAAGGTCTTAAATCTTCTCGCACTTTTGTAATGGCAAAATCAATTGCTGGCTTAACATTAATATATTCATAATCAAAGTATTTATCTTTTGTCTCCATAGCCATTAAGATATCTCCTAGCTCAGTCTCTCCATCTTTGCCACTTACTTTTTTATGCATGGATTCAGTTTGCTTTTCTAGTTCTATACGGTCTTTATATTTAAACCATTGAATCTTATTAAGAATTTCTGTTCTCATACAGTTTGTTGCATACGTACCAAAAACTGAATTGCCTTCTGTCTTATAATTTTTTGCAGCTTCATAAAAACCAATATAGCATAGACTCATTTTTTCTTCATCTTCAATATAATAAATATTTTTAAATGAGTTTACCACTGATTGAATTAGCCCTTGATTAATTTCAATAAGCTTATCTAAAGCTAATTCTTCTCCATCTTGATATGCTAATACTAGTATTTCATTAAATTGTTTAATTTCTGCATTTGATAATTTCATTATTCTCTCTCTTTTCTGTTTAATTTTCTAGGATGATGTTATAATCCATTAATTTATTTTTATTTTTCTTGGAGAAGTAATCTAATGATAGCATATCTATTACTACATTATCAATCTTTTTTTCTTCTAAAAATTTTAATATCTCTTTTTCATTGCTAGATTCAAACCACCCATGTATTTCTAGCATACTAGAATCTAGATAAGTAATTACTGTAATAATAGAATTAATTTTAAACAGCTTACCTTTACTATAGCTAATTGTTGCTATCATTTTTCACTTCCTCCTTTAACTTTGCTAATTGTTTTTCTTGTAGTTTTTTATATTTTTCTAGTTGCTCAATTTGTAAATCTGCGTTGCTTTGATTCACTACTTCATCTCTATATTTATTGAGGAATTCTACATGTTTAATAGTGCCCCAAAAGCTAAACTTCACTGACAACGGAGCAATGTCTAGCTCTGTATCTCTAAGGTGCTCACTTCCACAATAATGACATTTTGTATAAGTGTTATTATCTTTTTTGGGTCTAATAGCATAGCCCTTATATTGTAGTATACCACAATCTGTACATTCTATCACTTTATTGAATAGCTCATGCTTGTCTTTATACTCATCAAAGAATATATATACTATTCCTACATTAATGCCGGGAATTAGTCCTAGCAAAATCAATAATAATCCATCTCTTATTTGTGACCATTTATTATTTTTACTACCTGTAGGCATAATCCAAGAAGCTACTACTAACGATAGCGTTAGCAATAAAGGAATTCCATAAAGCATTATCACTGCAAGCCATACTAATCCATAGAATATATCCATTTTTATTTCTCACCTTTCATTCGCTCTAATTTAATTTCTTGTTGTTTAATATATATTTCTAATTGGTTTTGTTGGAATGTGTTTTTCTCTGCTTTGCTTTTTTGTTTAATGACACCCTGTTCTAGTAAATGTAATTTTATTGCTTGTCTTTTAGATACTTTTTTCATAGCTGGTACAATATGTTTATTGCCATAGATACTCAGTCTTGTTGAGTCACACGCGCAACATTTTGTGACTTGCTTCCCATCATTGCTTATAGCTAAAGAATTCCCCTTATAATTATAAAATCCACATTCTCTGCATTCATATACCTTATTATATTCTTTTTGTAGTGTTCTGACGATATTCACATCATCATCAGAATCCAGAAACATGAAAAACCAGTATAACAATAAAAATAAAATATTGGCAAGTGGAATAAAACCTAATGCCATGGTAAAAATACCCATTGCTATGCTACCAATTAAAAAATATCCAAAAGAGTAGTATAGCAACATAATAGTACTACCGATACTTATTCCCCAAAAAATAATCTCAATCATTTTTAATACTCTCCTTTGCTTTTTTGATATTCTTTTGCTTTTCTAGTAGGATTTCAGCTTCGTTGCCTTCCATATCTAATTCAAGGTCACAGCATGGACAATATAATACTGTACGTTCTACAATAACCGTCCCTCCATAGCAACTTAACTTCTTATTAGTATAGTCTACCACAACATGATAGTCATGTTTACACTTCTTTTGTTTCCACCATTTAAACATATCAACTCTCCTATTTTATTATATTTCTACCAGTCTGCGTTTTAAGCTATCATTTTCATAATAGCTTTTAAATCTATAGTTACCAATATTTTTCCATGATGTATTTAATATTTCTGCAATTTCATATATTGTACCAAAACATCTCACCTCTTCACCAATATAGAAAGCGTATTCTTGTAATTTTAGCTTTGAATGATATTTTGGTACAACTTTTAATCCCTGTCTATTTGCCTGACATCTCACAGACTTAGAAGAACGACCAAGATGGTCAGCAATGTCTTCTAATGTTTGTGAGCTGCAGTTATCTTTAAGATACATAATCTCTTTTGTTGTCCAATAATTTGTCATATTAATGCCAACTAACTTCAATATGAAATACATTAATCTCATTATCCGTTTGTGCCGGACTGTACGTATATCTTGCATTCAATTGATATTGCTCTTGCAATATACAAACAACTTCTGCAACACAGAGTTCAGTATAATCATATGAATCTACATAAAATTCAGTTCTATTGTAGCCTTCTTTTGCTTCTTTTTCTGCATACTCCAATATTTTTAATAATAGCTCCTGATTCTTTGATGTACCTTTAGACAAGCTTTGTAAGTATTCTCGATTAATCATAATAATTCTCTCCCTTTAAAATTGGCTTATAGTATTGTTAACTCTTCCTTTTAATATCTTAACATCTTTTAACTCATCTTGCAATAGTTTTAAATAATTATTTTCATTGCCTTCTTCATAATTATTTATAAAATCTAGCATTTCATTAACTATATCTAATAATACTTCTATCATATCGTTTGATATAGTATTGCATTTTATAAAAGTGTCATAAATTTTTTTTACTGTCCCGTTGAACATGTCCCCAAATAAATCTTTACGTGAAAAAACCTTATAATGATTTAAGAACCTTTGCATATATGCTTTTAAATTCCATTTTGGATGACTTAGATACTCATCATAATAATCTGAAGATAGATACAAATCAGTCCAGTGTGAGCATTTCGCAGTCCTCCCCATAGGAAAATATTTTAAAATATCTTCCGATGATAGCTCTACATAAAATACAGATTCTCCATTGACAAACGGATGTCTATTACTTAAATTTGTATAGTTATACTTTTCAATAGGATTAACAAAAAAGTTTCTATTTAAGATAGATGTAAACATTTGTTCAATAGTCATTTGTTCTTCAACTTCTTCTTTATTACTTTTAAATTGTAAAAGAAACTTGAACATATCAATTCTCTCCTTTGAGTTTTTGTAATTCAATCTCTAATAACATTTTAACACTCTCATCCATATTGTCAATGGCTTTTAATAACTCTTCATGAGAGCTTTTTTGAATCAAATCACCTGTATCGACTTTGCACTGCATGGAATAGAATCCTGTTGCACCGTAATCAACTTCGTCCATGTAGATTTTAGTTGTATTAGCACTACTATGCTTACCTTTTGCTTGAGCTGCACTCATATCGTTCGTAAAACGTTTAGTATTGTTTACTGCTGTACGTTTAAAACTATGCAATACGTAGTATCCATCATCTGAATATCCTAAACGGTCTATAGAGCGATGTAGAGTTTTTAACATAGTTGAATCGCTCATAGTAAATAGTTTTCCTTCTGTAATATCTAATTCCTCAATCATTTGATAATACAAATCCATATGAATTAGCTCTTTCCAATCTTTATTACCTTTTGAACGTGTTTCTGCATCCTTGGACTTAACAAGCATATGAATGCCGTCAAAATATGGAGTAAAATTATCTTTACGTAATGCCAGCACTTCTTTAGGTCGCAATCCTGTTTCCACTGCTAATTTTACAAACCATGTTTTTTGCATTAATAAACGTTTTTCATTATCTTGAAAATCTAGAAGAATTTCATGTACCATCCACATAGGAATAGTATAATAAGAATCA